TCATACTAGCAACAGCATCACGATAACGACGCTCAAACTCAGCATTCAAATACCGATCATAATCAACCTCAAGCATCCGAATCTCGCCCTCACCAGCACGACGCTTCAAACCAAACGACTCGCCAAGAGCCTGAGCCTCATCAAGACGACGATTAATAACCGCCATAAACGCAGCATAACCCTGACCATTACCACCAGCAGCATACCACGCGGCCATCTGCTCAGCATCATCAAGATCCGCATTCTGTAACTCCTGCAACTGACGCTCAACCATCAACTCACGACTAACCATATCCGAAACAAACGGATTACCCTCACGCAAAGCCTTACCATAACGATATTGGAACCCAATCAGCGGAAGATTAATGCCCATCTTACCCGTAGACTTTTGGAAACCAAGCGTAAGATTCTGAAAACCGCGACTAACAGGATTACCCGCCATACGCACATACACTTGATCCTTAGCCTCAGCAGCATGACGCTCAGCAAGCGCCTTCACAACACCACTAACCTCAGTATCAGGAATACCCTCAGCCGCATTAAGCACCACATAACGAGGCTCAAAGAACGTTGCAGCCGCATCAATCCTACCAGCAGAATACAACTGATTCAACTCGCCAAACTCGCCCTTACTCATAAGAATCTTCATAACAGCCTCAGCATTAGGCGAAGAACCCGTCATCACCTGACGCTGCATCTTAGCAAACTGGCGCGCAGACAAACCAGCACGACCAGCCTTAGTCGTCATAGCAGCAACCTTAGCAATCTGCGCACTCTTAGCAGCAAGACCAGCAACAGGCACAAGACTAATCAAATCAAGAATAGGAGCAAGCGGATCCTCAAGCGTAGAATCAACAAAACCATCAACACTAGAATACCGACGCTCATAATCCGCAACAATAGCATCCATAGCATCAAGAGGATCAGTAGCAAGACTATACAAACCATACGGAATCGACAAAGAAGTACGAACAATACTCTTAGCCAGATTCTCCTTAACAGCATTCGTAGCCTGCCACGTACTCATATTATTACGAATAGTATCAGCACTCGTAGGACTCAACGATCCCGCATTACCAACCTCTGCCAACTTACCAAGAGCATACGCCCCCGCATCCTGCTGAAACGCTTGAAACTCTTGACTATTACCAACAATCTGAGAGTAACGCTCATTACCAAGATCATTCATAAATTCGTTAGCAAGAGACACAACCTCAGGACCAACATTCGTACCATTCGCAATAGCCGTATTCACCATATTAATAAAATCAACCTTTTGACTATCACGCAAATACTCTGCACTACGAACATCCTCAAGAGCCTTATTAGCCTCAGCACCCGCCGTCTGACCAGCCGTAAGAACATCCGCAAGATTACCAGCAACAGTACCCTCAAGACCAAGCGCCTCACTAGCACGAGTAGTAGTACCCGTACGACCACCAGTAGTCGCATTAAGATCCATCTTTAACTTTTGCAGCACATCAATCGGAATATCCGCCCCACGACCCTCCATAATAAGAGCACGAGCATTAGCATACGATTGCTGATCCGTAACACCCGTAAAAAACTCTAAACGAGTCTCCTCACGAACAAACGCTTGCTCAGCCTGCTCCTCCATACGACGCTTCTGCGCAACAGCAGCCCGTTCCTTCTGCCGCTCAGACTCAACCTCAGCACGAGCAACATCATTAAAATTAACACCACTAATATCCGCCATAAAAGACTTCTGAACATCAGCATACGTACCCTGAGGACTAAACGAGTACATATAACCCTTAAGTTCATCAATCTCCTCAGAATTAGCATTACCATTCAAATACTTATTCCAAAGAGCCAAACCCCGAGCGCCACCCTCATCCTCAATCTTATCATTAATCTTCTCGCGCCACTTCATATCCGTGTCACGAAAATCCTTATACTCCGAAGCCATAGTCTCAAAATCAAACTCATAATCAACATTCGTAAGAGTCCGCATCTTAACCTTATCGGCCTTATTAGGATCCTTAGACTTCTCAATATACGGTTGCTTCGTCTTTGTCTCAACACGCTTAACATTCTTCTCACGCTGAGGATCATACAAAAAAGCAACAGAACCCGGATTCAAACCATACAACTCTTGATAATACTCAAACCGATCATCAAAAGTATAATTAGGCTTACGCTTAACATAATCAACCTGATCCTTATCAACCCGCATACCACCAGCATCAAACTTAGGCTTACGCTTCTTAGCCGTATAATTAGTAGCCAAAAAGTTCTGCAACACAACAGGATTTGCAACAGTAATAAGACGCTTAAAATCAGCGCCTTGCGTAGTAGCATACGCCAACAAGCCCTGCTTAACCATCTTCTGAGCATCAGACCGCCTAAGATCAAACGCAGCGCCCTTAGTATCAATAAACGTACGCACATCCGCAAGTCGCGCCTGAGCACCCGGAACACCCGGCTTAGCAAAAACAAACATATCAAAATTGCCAAGATAACGCTCAGAATTAGGAATACGATATGGAATAGTCTTACCCGTTTCATCACGAATAATCCGACTAATAGCCGGAGTAATCATATCAGGCGACAAACCATTAGGGAAATTCTTCTTATTAGAAAAATAATTGTAGATACTCTTATCAAGATACCTGTTTGTAAACCGCGAATAACGCGGAGTCATGCGAGTGCCTGACGGCAAATACTTATATTCTACTCGTCGTGGCCTCCGCATAGCAGTAATCTGCGAACTAGTAAGCGCCGACTGAGGATCCCTACCACGAGTCGGACCAGTAACAGCAGTTTGACTACCCGGAGTCCTTGCCTTCATCGGGTCAAACGTAGCCATTTAATCTCCTTTAATGTTTATTCAGGATTCAGGCTTAGCAGGAAGATCGCCACCATCAGGATCCGTAGTGTCATCACTAAACGTAACACCCAAATCCTTAAGTTTAGCGCGCAACGCCTTATTACTAAGTTGCTCACCAGTAACCTGAGCATTCAACAACATATTACTAAGAACAGCATTACGCCGCTCCAACGGAACCATCCTAAGCGTAGCAACAATCTGCTGATTATTCAACGAAGTAGTACGCATACCCTGCCGCTGCTGAGCATAAGGCATCCAATCAGTCTTAGTCTGCTCCTGCTGCATAATCAAATTAGACAACCGCTCATTCTCAGAAGCCATACCCTCCTCACGACGAGCCTTAGCCTGCTGAATAGCAAGAGCACGAGCCAACTCAACCTGACTACGCATAGCCTCACCCATAACAGCCGCACTAGCCGTACTAGTACCAGCCCTACTAATCGCCAACGGAATAGCATTAGGATCAAGCCCCGGAAGATTACTCAAACCACTAACAAGATTAGACGTAAGTTGATTCGTAACAGCACCAGAACGCTCACCAATCTGACCAGCACTCTGCAACGCCCCACTAAACATACCACCAACATTAGCCTCAATCTGCTCAGGAGATAAGTATGCTCCTAAGCGAGAACGAACAGCCTCAATCGCCGGATTAAACGCTTGCGAAATACTAGACGCATAATTCTGCGCCCAATTCTGATACGGAGCCTGTCGTTGCCCACGCCTATTATTAGGATTAACTGCCATACTACACCTCCTTAACCTTTCTTATACCAACCAGAACCATTAGGTCCTTGTGTTCTATAAACCCACTTAACTTTTTGCGGATTAACAAAAATCTGGCCCGGAGCCGGATTACCCGGAGCATTACCTCCCGGAGAGCCCTTTTTATTATAATTACCACGATTAGTAGCAGGTTCAATTTGAGGCGTACCCGGTTTAACTCCTTCCATACCAGCAGGAGTTCCTGTAGTGACCGGGGTAGGAGGCACAACAACCGGCGGAGGAGCAACAGGCGGAACAAACCCACTAGTAACAGGCGCAACCTCTGCACCCGCAGAAGCACCCGTCTGCGCAACAGTAGTCTTATCAATAAGAGAATCACGATAAGACTGACCAACATTACCATACGCACCGCCGATACTGCCAAACAACTCACTAGTCACTTCACCCATCTGCCGACTAGCCATAGTCTCAGCCAATTGCCTGCGCTGACCCGCCAAACCACCAGTCATAATACCACGACTACGCAACTCACTAGTAACATCAGCCTCACCAGACGCGCCAGCCTGAGAAGTCTCAGCAAAAAGACCCGTAGTACCATACTGACCCATAGCCTGCGTAGGCATCTTACTAGTCATAGCACCCGTATTAGGATCAAACGACAAAACAAGGTTAGGATCAAACGCCTCACCCGCAGCCGCACTAGTATAAGACCCAGTAGCAGTAGGAAACTGCCAACCATACCTAGCAAAAGCCTCATTAACAAAATTCCTCGCATCACCCAAAGCAGCATCAAAAGCCACACCGCCCTGAATAGCATTAGCCGGAACACTCATAATTAATCCTTCTTAATCCACTTATACGGAGGAGTAAGCGCAGGCAAACCATTACCCGAAACTACCGACCAACCCTGAGGCACAGCAGCATGACCATCATACGCCACAACCATCCCATTAAACACAGCAAGAGTATACAATTGCTCATCAATCTTAGTAACCAAACCATTAATACTATTATACCCAGCCTGATCAGTCTTATCAAGATGATTAAAATCAAAATTATCAGTAGCATTTACAATAGGCATAACTCACCTCCTAACCCCATACAGCAGGATAAATCTGCTTCCAATTAGTACCATCATATACGTACACATTATCATCAGACTGAACATATACAGCCCAGCCCTCAGACGCGCTAAGAGCGTTACGCGCAGTAATATCCGCAACAACCCTAAATGTATCACCAGCAGGACCTTGGGCACCCTGTGCACCTTGAGAACCTGTAGCCCCTTGCGAACCAGTGGCTCCTTGAGAGCCTTGCGCTCCTTGAGTGCCCGTAGCGCCTTGAGGACCCGTATCTCCTTGTGGTCCTTCTGGGCCTTGAGGCCCTTGGTCGCCTTGTGCTCCTGTTGCACCCTGAGATCCTTGAGCACCCTGCGGCCCGATTGCGCCTTGGGGCCCTTCTGCACCTTGTGCTCCTGTTGCGCCCTGAGCCCCAGTAGCCCCTTGAGGACCAATTGCCCCTTGAGGACCAGCCTCGCCTTGAGGGCCCTGAGGGCCTTGAGGACCCGTTGCACCTGTTTCTCCCTGCGGACCCTCGGCCCCTTGCGGGCCTTGAGCGCCTTGAGGTCCTTGAGCGCCTGTTGCTCCCTGAGGTCCCTGAGGACCAGTATCGCCCTGAGCGCCCTGCGGGCCAACAGCGCCCTGAGCGCCCTGCGGTCCTTGAGGTCCGGTGTCCCCTTGCGGGCCTTGTGGCCCAGTAGACCCCTGTGCTCCTTGCGCGCCTTGAGGACCCTGAGCGCCTGTATCCCCTTGAGGGCCTTGTGCGCCTGTATCCCCTGGGGGGCCCTGATGGCCTTGAGAACCTGTCGCCCCTTGGGCTCCTTGCGGACCCTGCGAACCAGTAGGGCCTACCTCTCCCTGAGGGCCTTCTGCGCCTTGAGCGCCCGTAGCGCCCTGTGCTCCTTGAGATCCTTGAGCGCCCGTATCGCCTTGAGTGCCTTGCGGTCCTTGGGGCCCAATATCACCTTGCGGACCTTCCGGACCCTCAGCCCCAGTAGCCCCCTGACTGCCTTGAGCGCCCGTAGCGCCCTGCGGGCCAACAGCGCCCTGCGGACCCTGAGCGCCAGTTGCACCCTGAGCACCAGTAGCGCCCTGCGCCCCCTGCACACCCTGAGGGCCGACAATTTGACCAACATTATTCCACGCAGAACCATCCCACACATAAAGATCACCATCAGCCTCAACAATCCAAGCATCATTAATTTCATTACCACTAGAAGGCAAGTTTCCTACAGTAGCAACAGTACCCTTAAAATCAATACTTGTACCTTCAGGTCCTTGAGGGCCTTGCGTTCCTTGCGGGCCTTGACTACCTTGAGTGCCTTGAGGGCCCTGTGGTCCAGTCGCTCCTTGTGGACCAGTGTCGCCTTGCGAACCTTGAGGGCCCTGAGGACCAGTAGCGCCTACATGGCCTTGAGCGCCTTGGGGACCAGTATCGCCTTGTGCTCCCTGTGCTCCCTGTGCTCCAGTATCTCCTTGCGGACCCTGAGGGCCTTGAGTGCCTTGAGGACCAGTTTCGCCTTGAGGACCTTCAACACCTTGCGGTCCTGTAGCCCCTTGCGCACCTTGAGGCCCTTGAGAGCCGGTTGCGCCTTGTGCGCCTTGAGCGCCCTGACTACCCGTATCTCCTTGAGGTCCTTGAGCACCAACGGGGCCTTGTGCTCCTTGAGGACCAATATCGCCTTGTGCTCCTTGGCTACCTTGAGCACCAGTAGCACCTTGGGGGCCAACAGGACCTTGTGCTCCTTGATTGCCCTGAGGGCCTGTATCTCCTTGAGGTCCTTGAGCACCAGTAACACCAATAGATCCTTGTGGTCCGGTATCGCCTTGTGCGCCCTGAGGCCCCGTCTCTCCTTGAGGCCCCTCATCCCCTTGAGAACCAGTCGCTCCTTGAGCGCCTTGTGCCCCTTGAGAACCTTGTGGGCCAGTATTGCCCTGAGGTCCTTGAGGGCCCGTATTACCTTGACTACCTTGAGCGCCTTGGGGACCTTGACTGCCTTGCGCACCAGTTGTGCCCGTATCACCCTGAGGTCCTTGAGGGCCCTGAACACCCGTAGCGCCAGTAGCCCCCTGAGCGCCTTGGGGGCCCTGATGACCAATAGGCCCTTGAGGCCCTTCACTTCCCGTAGCCCCCTGAGACCCCTGCGCACCAACATTACCCTGCGCGCCCTGAGGCCCTTGCGAACCCTGCGGTCCCTGAGAACCCTGAGGTCCCTGAGAACCCGTATCACCTTGAGGACCAATATCACCTTGAGGACCAATATCGCCTTGAGAACCCTGAGGACCAGTAGGCAACTCAATAGGATAAAGAATCCCCATATCAACATAAGTCTCATCAATATATTCTGCTAATTGTCTAACACGCAAAGCAAGATTAGACAGACTATCATCCCCAAGAGGATAAGGAAAACCATAATTTTCAGTCGAACCTGTACTCATAACTCACCTCCTAAAAGTAGCCTGCTCTAATCTATCCAAACGATAATCCTGAATCTCTGCGGTTGTATAAGCCGCCCCAGTTAAAGGATTAGTATCACTAGTTGTCGGTGTCGTAATATTAGTAGCATTACGCTCAAACAACACCTGTTGAATATACGAGTTAACCTCATTACGAATAAGTGCCGTAATAAACTGTTGAAAATCCTGCTGCCCTTTAGGCGTAGAAAAATCAAAAACACGCATACTCATGCCCTACTCGCTCTCATAGGCTTAAACCCAATATTCCACGAATCAATCATAAGAGTATGAGGCCTTTGAACACCCTGATAATTAGGCGGACGATAATTATTCATCTGATACAACCTAAAACCAACAGACGGATAACGCCAACTAACCTTCTTCTTACGCCGAGAAAACTCAGAATTCAAAAGATTAACCCAATTACGATTAAGATTCTCAACAGTATCCCACGTAGGCTGATTAGGAGAAGCAATTGTATTCAAATAACGCGACTCCCAATACTCCCAAGAATACCCCGTCTCAGGAAGAATAGCCCAATTTCTCTGCCGCTTCTTCGTAATATCAATATCATCATTATCTTCATTATCAACAAGATCCATACGAACAGCCCCATCAATAAGATAAAGATTAAGCATAACCTGACGAAACCACTTCTTAAGAACCGGATCACCAACAGTAAAATGCTTAGTCTGAAGATAAAAATCAGGACCCTTATAATACAATCCCGGCTGCTTACCTACATTCTCACTCAACTCTGAATCGACAGATTCCGTATGCGTATTAGTAGGATCAAGCATACTATCAACATCAATAAGACGAGCATATGTACCCGTAAGATTACCCGGATCAACAGCATTAATACCCGCATAACCTAGTGTACCACCAGAAGTATCTAACTTAATAAACCCACGAAAATCAAAATTACTAATAGCAGTAATAGCATTAGAAGGCAAGTAAATTGCAAACGTCATATTTTCAACAAAGTTTACGGGACCCCAAACAAACTGTGGACTCTCGCCCCACTTGTTATTAATAGGTGTATTATCATCAGGAGCATCATCACCCCAATAACCACTATATGCATTAACATTAACACCCTCAGACTTATACATAGTATAAGGCTGCCAATAAATAGGCGTATTCTTCTCAATACTAAAATCATCATTAGTAAACGATGGATCAAGCGTTTGAATTTCCTCAAGCGTCAAACCCTGAGGAGAATTATTAAGCGTATCAGCATACAACGGCTCATACCTAAACGGAGCATAATTAGACACAAACCCCGTAAACGTCATAAACAAATAATCCTTATAGAAAAACCCGTAAATACGGCGCGTAAAAGCATCAAAACCCTTAATACTATCCGTATAATACGAACCAAGATTACTCTCAGTAAGATTACGAACCGAAGCACCATCATAAAAAAGAATACCATTCTTAGACGCCCAGAAAACACCACCACCATACTCAACAACACTTTGAGCAGACAAACAACCCTCAGGATACAACTCCTCAAGACTAAAATTAGACCGATAATTACCACGAATAATATACGTCTTATCTTCCAAAAACACTACAAGCCCAGCAAGAGACGTAGCAATACCACGAATCTGCTGAGAACCCGGAATAATAATAGAGTCAGCCGCATCCTTAGAAAGATCAACACTCTCAGGATCATGATAAGCACTAAACACAATACGATTCTCATTACCAACACTACCAGCATCAGCATACCACTGATAACCAGCATACGTCGTAGTAAACACTCCAGTATAACGAGTAGGATCCGGCGCCGTAGGAGCCGAATAAACCGTAGTATAAGGTCTAGCAACATACTCATCAGCGTTCATAGTAACATCATCAGAATGATATTTATTACTAAGAAGCAAAGCAGCATTATTGGTAACGCTTTCTACATCACCAATCCATTTACCATCACTAGCCCTATACAAGGCCCAACGAATACCACTTGTAGTTCCAGCAAGATCAGCAGAAGCAAAATGGCCTTCGCCTTCAGTTCCAATCGAACCACTTGTAATAGTAAAACCATGAACATCATTACGAGTAATAAGTCCACGACCATGATTATGAATATAAGGGCGTACGTTAACAAACTCAATAGTTTGATTCGTATTCTGATTATACATATTAGTCTCAAAACCAAAAGTACGAATAATGTTTTTTTCAAGATTAACAGAACCAGAAGTAAAACTCTTTACAACACCAAGATAATACTTATTAGCCCCACTAACACGATAAACAAACATACCCGGACTAAGATTATCTTCATTAAACGTGCCAGTAATTTGATTAGTATGCGTAATATGTCCCGCAACATAAAAAATAATACTACTATTAGTAGAACCAATATTTAATGCAGAACCACCAACACTACTAGCCAATTGAAAAGTTGACGCGCCAGCATTAACAACATAATATGTAGTACCAACAGTAAGGCCAGTAGCCCCCGCATTAGTTAAAAGAATAGGATAACCATTAGCAACAGCAGGAGTAGGTTGCGTAATAGTTTTAGAAGAATGATCCGTATTTTGCGTGTTTAAAGTATCGTCAGTAATACCAAGAGTACAATTATTAACCGTACTATCTACACCAGTACCACCACGCCAATAATACAAATAATGCTTATTATTCGACTTAGCAACACCATAATTATCTAGAATACCAATAAACGCGCCACCACTAAGAGCAGGACGAGTAAATACAACACCCTGATTAGCAACAGCCGGAATAGTTGTCTTAGTCTTCTTATGATAACTAGTATCATAAAAAATAATACTCGTAGACGTACCAGTAGTAACAACAATACCAATACGATCCTCATTATTAGGATTACGACTAGTCACAAGCCCAATAATACGCTCACCATCAACACTAGGCTGATCAAGCGTCCAAACATTATCAATATACGAATACAAGGCTTGCGTCTTATACGGAGCACGACGACGCAAATACCCAACACGATCATACAAAACATCCTGCGACCAGCGCACAAAAGACTCTGGAATAAACGAGCCGGGAGCGGCCTGATTCATCCCATTAGGCGCACCAACCTGATTAACAAAACTTAACGCCAAGACCGCTCACCCCCTTTAATAAGACCAATCATACGAATCAGACAAAACATGAATACGATCCGTACGATCATACTGATTCATCCAAACATCATTCCTCATCTGCTGATAACGAGACTCAAACGCATTCTGAAAAACACCAGCCTGCGGATCATCATTAACAAGAAACGCCTTAACAAGCGCCCCATACACAATAATACTATGATGACGAGCCGGAATAAGAAAACCAGCCGTATCCAAAGCCTCCGTAGTAGCAACAGGAGTACGCAAAAAATACAAACGATAATTCGTATCCCCCTCAACAGCAGGATACACAAACATATCATCACCAACAAAATAATAATGCCTAGGAGTACCCGTAGGATCAAGAATACGATAATTCTTCTCCAACACATCCGCCCGCTCAGGAGTCATAATCATATCATTCGACACATCAACAAACGATAAAACACTATTAACCTCATACTGCACAAGCGGAGTACCCGGACTATTAGTAATCTGCACAGGCGTAGGATTAATAACATGAGTATTAGTATCAGGATTAATCCAAAACGAACCACCACTAGTAATCTGCGTAGTACCACTCAAAACCTTAAACTCAAGCACCTTCTCAAGAAAAGGCCAAGGTTCACGAGTAACAACATCCAAATACGCCTCATTCAAAAGCAGCAACTTCTGCGAATCCTCAAAATCCTCAAAACCATACAACTCTAACTCATCATACATCTCATCAAGCGTCACTCGCTTCACCCCCCTTCTCACTCATAAACACCTTCACAACAGGCGACTTACCATGCCCACGAAGGAAATGCTCAACAACCTCAGCAGACTCTTCCGTAGCCTCATCAGCAGCATCCCGAAACTTCTTCTTATGCGCTTCCTGAGACTTCTGAATATCATCAAAAATCTGCCAACCATGCCGCATCGTATCAGCATTACTAACACGACGCAACACCTCATCAACCGACGGAATCTCTCGCCCAAAACCAATCACCGGCATAGCAGGCTCACCACCCGGCATCCTAACATACACACACCAATCCCAAGTATCATAATTACGAGCAAAAAACAAACGCTCATCATATTCCTTTACAGCCCTATCCGCACGATACTCGTCCCACGACAACTCGCCATGCCCCGGAATATAAATACCATTCATTAGCAATCCCACGCCCTCAAACTCTTATTAATACGACTATTAGGATCATTAGCAGTCTTAGCAGACGTTAACTTACGCTTCATACCACGCATACGCGCACAAAACGACTTACGCCTAGCCGCAGCCTTAGCCGACTTAGCCGCCTGCGCCCGCTTAACCGGAGGACGAAGCGTACCACCCGTCTGCGCCTTATACGACGCACGACCCTTAGCATTCAAACCACCACTAGGATTCTTACCCTCTTTCCTCTGCCACGCAGCGGACTTAGCCACCTCAACCACCCCGCTTCTTTTTCTTCTTTAACTTACCAGACTTCTGCAACTGTTTAGTAGCAATAGCATATGCCAACTCCTTCTTCATAGAGGGATTACCACTCATAATACGCTTAACACGATTCTCAAGAACCTTAGGCATACTAACCCCTCCTACGAAAATAAAATCTACGAAGCCTATGCTTCCAATGCGCAAAACCACTCATTAGTTTTTACTCCTGCGTCCGGCAGCAGCACGGCGTTGAAACTCAGCCTTACCATACTTCTTACGCCCAATCCAAGCAGCAAGAGCCTTAGCATTCTTAACGCTCTTCTTCTTACCCTTTTTCTTATCCTTAGCCGCTAGACTCTTGACGAGCCTATCATACTTACTCATCTTAGCCATAACAGCCTCCTTATGTTAGAATAGGGAGGGGCCGAAGCCCCTCCCTACCACTACTAGATACCCGTGTCCGTATTACCGTCAACCTCAATATCATGAATCACAACATGGTTGTTGCGCTTCGTAGCACCAAGGTTCATGTAACGAGTCATAATCGCCTCAAAGGCGTCATAATCCGCCTTCTGACGAAGCGTCTGACCATCAGCATCAAGGAAATGCCAATCCTGATCCGAGAACACCTTAAGAGTGGACTCGTCCAGAATGTACATATTCCCGTACGGAGCGTCAATATCCGAAATAATCGGCATACCACCGTACGAAAGGGTCTTGAAGCCAGCCGCGTAATTCAACGACTCCGGATCAACGTACATCACATCCTGCTGAAGCAGGTTGTAGAACTCACGCTGAATACCAAGCGTCGTAATCATAGCAGTCGGGTTAGAACCCTCAAGCCGAACAAGGTTCAGCGCCTTCTGAATCATATCCAGAGACAGCGTACCGTTGGCAGGCGCAGCCTGCGCATCAATACGCTTGTTATCCCAGTAGGCCTTGCCCGTATCCGTCGGATCAATGCCACCAAAAGCGGTAGCCGACTCCGAAACAACACGACGAAGACCGTCAATCTCGCTAGAACGCGAACCGTCCTGCGAAGTACCACCATCAACGCCCGAACCAGCGCGGAACACATAATTTGCCGTCGTGGTAGAAACAGCCGTACCATCAATCGTGATCGTACCATTGTCATAATCGACAGCAGTAATCCTACGATTAGTAGCAACAGCACCAACAGTGGCCTCAGTGCCAATATCGACAAGCATACCCACGTACAACTGACCCTTGCGGATCGCCTCCTGCGCGTGAGGATTGCTCGCACCCTGAATAATATTAGACGAAGTGGTAGTACCACACTGACTAATCTTAGCGGTACCATCACCATAGACCTGACGAGCCAGATCCTTCTGAAGATCGTTGCGAATACCGTCCAACTCAGACTTAAGAGCCTGAAGGAACGCGCCCGCCTCATTCTTCGTCTTAGCCATCGACGGACCCGTCACCTGAACGCGACCGTACAGGTACTTAAGATCGTAGACAGCCTTATCGTACACCTGATTGCCCGCATTCGGCAGAGCAGCGGCCTCAGCACGAGCACCGATACCACCAGAACGCGACGTATGAAGCGGCACATAAGCCTGCTTACCAACCAGATCCTCCGACCGCGTATTCAAACGCGCCAGAAGAAGAACCTCATTATTCAGTTGCTCAGCAACCGGACCAAGATAATACTCCTTGAGAATGTCGCTAAGCGTCGAAAGCCTAGCACCATTAGTAAGACTCATTCTTGGAACACCCCCTTATATTAGTTAGGAAATGTTACGAATAGCCTCCAAAGCCGCCTTATGCGCATCCTCCAGATTCTTAAAGCCCGGAGAAGGCGTAGTATTCGGCCCCGTAGGAACAGGAGTCGCACCAGTAGGCACCTGCTTAGACTGCAAATACCCACCAAGCAAACGCTGCTGAATAGCATGATATTGCTCAGCCGCAGCCTGCAAATCACCATCAGTAGCATACGCAAGACTATAAATAGCCTCCACATCATCATCCGAATAATGCGGATTAGCCAACCTAATCTGCTGCTCCTCCATCTCCAACTGCCCAATAATCTCTGCCTGCTGCTGCTGAATCATCATTTCCTGACGAAACTCTCGCATCTCAGCAATCTCTTGAGCAAGCGCCGGAGGAAGCCCCTCGTAACTCTGTTCAACAGGAGTAGTATCCGCTTGAGTCATACCAGTATCGGCTGGTTGCTCCCAATGCGACTGGACACGCGACACAAACTCGCTTGCAGCATGAGGGTCAGTCTCCAATCGCCTAACGAAGTCCACGATATTAATCGCCTCATTAGGACCTACACCCAACTCGGAAAGCGAATCGTTAAAACGCCGCAATTCCGCAACCTCCTGAGTCTTACGAGTATAATCAGCCTGCATAGACCGATACACCTGCTGTAAATCCTCAGGAAGAGTAGACGGATCAAACCCCGTAAAGGATTCAGCCTCAAACTGATTGTCCTCCACAGGCGCCTCAACCGCCTCCTGAGCCTCCGGCATCTCCTCCGGCAACTCACCGACAAACGCCTCAACAGCGCCGTCCAAATCGAACTCTGCCATTAGTCTTCTCCTTTACTTAAGAGTCCCACAACGGGTTGCTCTACAACGACTTCGGCATCGACAATCTCAGTAGCCCGACTCTCAGCCGCACTAACAAGACCATCAACAAAACCACCCATAAGTTCCTTCATATCCTCCCGCGACGGAAGCGTATGAACAGTCTCAGTTCGCTTAGTAGCAAGTCCAGACGCAAGACGAATCTTATCATCCATAATACCCACCACTGTAGCAATTGCTGATAACTGCTTAACCTCCGCATCAGGAATCAACTCTTCCAACTTATGCATAGCCTGTTCCCGAACACGATTCGCATGATTAACAAACAAATACTGCTGCTCAGGAATCTTATCAAGCACCTCCTCAGGAGGGCCATTCTCTTCCCACTCACGAACCCAATACCTAAACGTACCATGAGGAATATTACAATCCCGGCTAGTCTTACGAACATTCTTATCATTCGCAATCCATTGAACATACGCAGCCGCTTTATCCTCAGACGACCACTGAATATGTTTATTAGAAGACAACCTTACTCATTTCCTCCTCATACTGCTGACGCATCTTCTGCTGATGCATAGCATCCTGCTCAGACAACTTACCCGCCAACTGCTCCTGCAAACCACCAATAGCCGCACTACCCGGAGCCTCAGCATTAGGCTTATCCTTATTATCAATAACCACAGTATCAAGCGGCGGCTCCAACAACTCTTGCGGAGTAACACCCTTAATACCCGAATTACCAATAATCTTAGAACCAGTCGTAGGACCAACAGCACCACGCAACTGAAGCGACACCTTAGGCGCCTCACCAGTTGGCAGATTCTTCGCATCCAACGCCTGCTGCGTCAACATAAAATGCTTCTGAAAACGCTCCTGAACATCAAGAGGAAGCATCTCAAACTCTGGAGACTTCATATACAACGCATGAGTCTCCAAATGCGCCGCATGATTCTCAAACGGCAACGGCTGCAAACCAGCATCCATAGACTGCTGCAACAACTCCTGCGACATAGGCAACGGCTGATTCGTCATAGGATCCACATCAGGATTCATCATAGCCATCATCAACTGCTGCTGAGCCTGAGCATTAGCAGCCTGATTAATAACAGCACCATCAATCAACTTATCATGCTCACGCATAGCCTGCTCCTCATCCGCTTGGAATTGAGCCTGCAACGTTTTAAAATCAGCCATATCAAGATACTTATACGCCTTTGTAGGACTAATAATACCCATCTGAAGCATCTGCAACACACGCGCCTGCCTACCCGCACGAGTACGAGGAAGACCAGAACCCGTCTCAACCTTAACCCCAACACCCGCAAGAATATCAGCAGACTCAAACCGCTCAATCTTAGGCTTAGAACCCATACCCGTAAGCATAAGCATACGCGGCTCCTGATAATACTTCTGAGCCAACTCAAGCATAAGATTACCCGCCAACTCCAAAGACTTCTCCATCATAAGAATCTGAGGAGCCAAACGATCAACAGCAGCCTCCTGCAACAAATCAATCGCCACACCAGCCTCAACATTCGGAGGCACACTACCCTCAAGAATCTCAGTCAAACCAAAAACATCCTTCAAACGCTGACCAAGATCCTGCAAATGATCAAACACATAACCCGGCAAACCCGGAAGCGGAATACTCTCCGGAACACGACCAGCAACCGGATTATAC